TCGCTGGTAAGTTTAACGATGGCGCTGTCAAGTATGCAGGTCTATTAAGAGATGCAAGCGATGGTAAGTTTAAGTTGTTTACTAATCTAACAACAGCTCCGTCAAGCACAGCAAACTTTGCTGCATCTTCAAATGCATCCTTGGTTGTTGCAAATCTTGAAGCGAGCGGTAACGCCTCTGTATCTGGAAATGTTACTATAACAACAGATCTAACAGTAACAGGGAATACTACAGCATCAACAAACTTAACAGTAACAGGAAATGCTACTGTATCAACAGACCTTGCGGTGACTGGTAATACAACATTAACTGGCGGTCTAACAGTGTCTGGTCCATTAACGGCTGCTGAGATGTCTGAAATTGCAACATCTGGAACGATCACAACCAATGTTCTCACACTAGACTGGACAGCTACAAACATTACTTATGTAAGCTCTCCAGCAGCAAACTTTACATTAAATGTCACAAACGCTCCAACGACAAATGATAGAGCATTGGCTGTAACTGTAATTGTTACTCAAGGAGCAACTGCCTATATTCCAAACGCATTGCAAATCGGTGGATCTGCACAGACGATTAAATGGGCTGGTGGAGCTGCTCCTGCAGGTACTGCAAGTAAAATTGACATCTTTAGCTTCGTGTTACTAAGAACAGGAAGTGCGTGGACAGTCTTTGGTAGTTCAAGCTTGAACTTCTAACAGGGGGGTATAATGGGTTTTCTTTTTAAAGCATCTAAATCTCTTGGACCATTGAGCCCAAGGCAACTTCTTGCAAAGCTAGCTGCTTTTCAAGATACTTTTGTTGCAGCTAATACTACATCAGCGCTTCCTACATCAGCAACAAAACCATGGGAGTCTGTAAGCGGAACTTGGGGTATTACTAATAATAAAGCATACGCAGTCACACCTGGCGCATCGTATCCAGTTGCTGCGTTTGATGCAAAAAGTGAAGGTGCAGTAGTTAAAGCTACTGGTGCAAACAATGGCGCTGGCTATGGAGTCTCTTTCTGGGTAACTGATGCCAATAATTGGTGGGGTGCTCATACTACGAAATCTTCATACACAGCAGCTCCTTATTCATGCCCTTCTGGTGGGACATTAAGCGGTACTAATTGCAACTACACATATGGCGCATCTCAGGGCTCATACCCCGTGTGTCCAGGGGACTGGACATTTCATGCTGCATGTTATTTTTTACAAGGTGGAGTCTGGGTTGGGCAGGTTAGTCCCGCATGGTATCCAAACGGAGTTTATTCATGCCCATCGGGTGGTTCTCTGAGTGGATCTACATGTTATGTATCATATGCGGCAACTGCTACTACATGGTATAAGCATGATGTCAAGGTTGTTAAAAAGACATCTGGTTCTGTCGTAGAGCAACTAACAGCTACTGTCGCCAATGTGACTAGTAATAGTGATTATATTGCATATGTGGAAGCTCAGGTTATTTCAGCAGGCAATAGCTCTGGTGTAAACATTTCTGCACAGATGTCATCTGGCGGGACTGTGTTGGGTGCAGGTGTATCTGGGGTGACATCAGGAAGAGCAAAGAAGCATGGCTTGATGGCTGGTCCTTCAACCCTAAATGCAACAACCGAAGTAGAAACATTTAACTATAGTTAGGGGTTAGTGATGAGCGACATTAAATCGCTACCTGAGCAAAGACTTGATATTTGCAAGAAATGTCCAAGGTTTTTTAAACCAACAAACACCTGTAAAGAGTGCGGATGTTTTATGAGAATTAAAGTTCAGCTCCCAAATTCAACATGCCCGCTTGAAAAGTGGTAAAATTGACTCATGAGCTATGAAATAAAGCAATCAATTCACGGTCCAGTTGTTATTTATGAAGGTCAGTTTTATTTTATTGGTCAAACAGTAGAATTTTTTGGTATATTTGATGCCCATCCAGAAATCTTGTTTGATATTACAAATGCTGTTATTGAACATGTTGATAACCAATTTTTAATCTTGAAAGAAGCATTGTCTGACAAAATGTATTTAGATACTTCCGCTGTCTACGGAGCAATCACGCTCGTTAATCATTATTATAAACTGGTGTTCCACGAATATCCAGAGTATAGAAAAGCACTAACACAGTCCACATCTTTATCTCAATCAGATCTAGATCGTATAAATAGTATTAGAGGTGTATTAGATAGTTTTTATCACGATAGGAATAGGTAGAAATGGGAAATATTGTAATTAATCACAACAGGCATTACAGTCTAAGTAGACCATTTATTGTTTTAGATAATATCTTTTCCAATCAGGAATGTGACGATATTATTGAATATGTTTCAAAAAATGAAAGACTGCAAGATTCATCACTTGGGGTGATGGACAATGTTGATCACTATGTTCGTAGATCTCAATCCACTTTTCTTTTCCCGAAAGAAGAGAATGGTTTAATATTTGAAAGAATAAAAGAAGTGACTGATTATGTAAATAATAATTATTTTAATTATGATATTTGGGGTTTTGAAAAAATTCAATACGCAGAGTACAATAATCGGCATAATCATTATGCATGGCATTATGACATGCAAACAAATAAAGAGGGCGAAGGGGATGCTGTTTCTTTAACAAGAAAGCTATCTGTTTCGGTATTTCTGTCAGATGAAGATTCCTACGAGGGCGGTAGTTTTGAATTGGGTATTATGCCAGAGGGTGAGCCTGAGTATGTGATAAAGCAAACAAAAGGTAGTGCGATATTTTTTCCTTCTTTTGCAATGCATCGTGTTACTCCTGTAACAGATGGTGTACGGAGAAGTTTAGTTGTGTGGATGGAAGGACCAAGATTTAAATGACAAAAGATTTTTATAAAAGAGATAAGGCTTATGAAAGAAAAAGAGATAAGAAAAAAAATCTCATTAAGTTTATCCCAGTAACCGCTTCAGCAGAATCTGCTCAGGTTCCTCCAAGACCAGCAAGGGATTTTATCCCAGAGTGGTATAAGGTAATACCTCAATTTCTTACTGATAAGCCAGATTACATGACAGCAGCCCCAGGTTTGAATACGACTGTAAAAAGATGTATGCCTTATTATGATGCAATGACGGGTGGATATATTCAATCAACTTGGGCTGATATTTATGTAACAATAGATTATGATAAAGATGGTAATCATATTGTTACAACAAACTCTCCGTTAAGAATTCCAGGAACGGAAATGATAAGAACAAGGCAATATCCCAAAGGTGTTCCTATTCAGAAAATGCCAGATGGTTATCATCCTATTGAGTTTGTTTGGATGGAGAACTGGGTTGCGGATACCCCAAAGGATGTCTCAATAATGTTTCAACACCCTGCAAACCGCTATGACCTTCCGTTCGTTACACTGTCTGGAATCGTGGATGCTGATTACGGATATGTAAGTGGTCAAGGAACAATCCCTTTTTATATCAAAAAAGAATATACCGAATTCTTAATCCCAGAAGGGACACCGATGTATCAACTTGTTCCAATGGTAAGAAGAAATTGGAAATATGAGTTAGAAAAGTATGATTTGTATGAAGTTATGAAAAAGAGCTCTATTCTCAGAAAGTATTTCACAAGTGGATACACTAGATATCTATGGCATAAGAAGAGATATGATTAATTCTTATGAAAAAAAATAATCAAATAGTGGTTTATTGGTGCCCTTGGTGGGATCCTAAAAAAGATATTAACCTAGATGTTTTATATAGAAAACCAGAAAATGTCTATAGAGATCTAATTAAAAACTTTGAACCAAAAGATGAATTTGCAAACTTCATGAATTGCCCCGCTGTGTCTGAAAAACTTAAGCGAACATATGTTATCAAAAATGTTGCAGAAACCGAAATTGAGGTTTTTATAAATGATGACGGATATCCAGATATCCGATATGTAAATACAAGAAATACAAATACTCCCGCATATATGCCTCATGCACCAACGCTTAGGAATCAATACTTAGTTGAATATCAAATGGCGTTCGGTCTATTTGCAGAAGAAAGTCTGGAAGTCTCAATGACATCGCCATTTTTTCATAAAGCCGAGCATTTGAAGTATGGCGCTATTGTGCCAGGTCAGTTTGACATTGGAAGATGGTATAGACCGCTAATGGCTGAGTTCAATCTTTGGTCCGATAATAATAAATTACATGTGCCAGAGGGAGATCCATTGATGTATTGGGAATTTCATACTGATAAAGAGGTTGTGCTCAAAAGATATTCAATGACACCAAAATTGTTTAATATTGCAACAACACTAATTAATTTCAAGATACTTAGAAAATGGTCAAAATTATTACCAAGATATCAATATTTCAAAGAATCTTCAATGAGAGAAATTGTTCTTAAAGAAATTAAGAACAATTTAATAGATCAATGAAATTTATTGTTGTTGGTGGAGGAACTGCTGGTTGGCTATCGGCATTGTATTGCAAAAGGATGCACCCCGAATCTGATGTTACCGTTATTGAAAGTGAAGAGATTGGTATTCTTGGAGCGGGCGAAGGTACTGTTCCAGGCGTTGTTGATTTAATGCAATTTTTAGGAATATCAGTATTAGATTTGATTAAAAATTGTGATGCAACAATTAAAAATGGTATCAAATTTACTAATTGGTCAAGTCAGGATTATTACTATACATTTAAACCAATAGGTGATTTAGCCATTGATTCAGTTAAACCCTTCTCTAATTTTACAGGAACTAACTCACTTGATTTAATGCTTTTTGACTTCTACCAAAATAATTCTTTTAAGAGAATTGATTGGGTTGGAAGATTGAGTGAAAAAAATATGGTTCCGTTTAATAAACCACCAACGGATGTGAATGGTAGCCGATCTATATCTAGTTTCGCTGTTCATTTCAACGCAAGAAAGCTGGCTGAGTTTTTAAAAAAAGTTGCAATATCAAGAGGTGTTAATCATGTTGATGCAATTGTTCAAAAAATAAATACAGATAGTGATGGATTCATACAGTCATTATCTTGCAATAATAATACTAATTATGATTGCGATTTTGTTTTTGATTGCAGTGGTTTTAAGAGATTAATTATTGGCTCTTTTTATAAGGCAAAGTGGATATCATATAAAGAGCATTTACCAATGAACTCCGCAATGGCATTTTTCTTAAAAAATAAGAATGAAATAAAACCATACACGGAAGCCATAGCGATGGATTATGGGTGGATGTGGAATATACCAACACAAACAAGAGTTGGTGCTGGCTATGTTTTTAACAATGAATATATTAGTAAAGATGAAGCTAAAGATGAAATTGACAAATATTTTAATACTGATGTTGAGATTGTAAATACATTTAATTTTGAAGCTGGGTACTATGAAAAGTCATGGATCAATAATTGCGCCGCTATTGGTTTATCAAGCGGATTTGTTGAACCATTAGAAGCAACATCTTTACTAGGAACAGCAAGATATTTAAAGAAAATTTTGTCAAATAGAAACTTTGTTAAAAATATAAATAAATACAATATAGATCTTTATAACAATTTTTTTGTTGAGAGCAATAAAGAGATTATTGATTTTATATACATACATTATTTAACAGATAAAAAAAATAATGATTTTTGGAAAAATTATAAAAAAGAATATCGCCCAACAGAAGGTGTGGATCTTCTTTTAGAAAAATGTAAACAAAATATTATTTCATATGATGATATAAACAATGTTTCAATGTTTGGTTTGTATGGTTATATTGCTATTTTAATGGGTGTTGGTTATATAGATAAATCTACAATACAACAAGAAATGCTTTACAATGGTCTATTCACACCCGAATTCATTAGCATGTATAGCAATTATTTAGAAAAAACATCTAGTCTTGAAAATATTTGTATTACTCATAATGAGTTTTTAGGAGTATAATGAGAATTCTTACATCAAAAAATAATGAAAAAAAAAGCCCTCTTGCCCCTGAATGGAAGTTTAGTTTAGCCGAGGACTTCATAATTCCCCCAGGTCTTGCACAAAGATTGGCAGATATTATTTTAAGCAAAGAGCAGTTGATTATTGACGAGATACCAGCTCTAGATACTGCTGGTTATAGTGATGAAGGTAGTTCTCTTGGCAAAGATAGCTTAACTGTAAGATTCTGCTCTTACAATGTATTTAGATGGGATGAACCAGAAATTGCGCTTGTAAAACAATGTATTCATCAAATGTATATTGCCTATATAGAAGCTCTTGGAGTGGAAAGATTTGATGTAAAAATACTTTGCTGGGCAAATGTCATGAGGAAAGGGCAAAATATAAATATACATAACCATGCTCATGGACCCTGGACTCATCTATCAGGGAATCTTGTCCTTGCTAGTGAGGGTACGGTTACTAAATTCTACAACCCATTTCTCCCAAGCAAGGGGTATGAATCAGAAAATGAACCAGGATTGCTAACCTTGTTCCCATCATTCATTCCTCACGGAAGTAGTATCCACAATGGAGATTCTGAAAGAGTAACTCTTTCATTTGATATTGTTCTTTCAAAATATAATCAAATTGATCAAATAAAAAATAATTTAGTTGACTTTGATATTGTTGGAAATCCAACTTCAATAGAAATGAATCAAGAAGATCAGTTAGAGTTGATTGTTATCTAATGCTTAGTTTTAAAGACATTAAATCTGTTTCAAAAAAATGGGGCAGTCGTGAATATTGGACTAAGACAAATATAGTTGAAGCTTGGGCTTTTATGACTAAGATCGCCATCATATTTCCAGGTCTGTTGTTTGGGGTGCAGTTTTGGTGGTTATATATATTTGCTCTTGTGTCAAGTTTGGCTTTAATTCTGACATCAACAATTAAGACTATGCCAACCATTATTTGGTTTAATATCGCATGGGTGTTTCTTGCTTCTGCATCAATAATTAAATATTGGTGGTGGTTTTAATGTGCCCGTTCAGTATTATATTTATCGTTATTCTATTTAATAGGTTTAAAACTTTTGTCAAATTAACTTTTTCTAAGTTATAATCTTTATGTGAACATTAACTTTCGTAAAGGCTCTTGGGCGATACTCCCTGCGTTAATTGTATCTTTTGTATCTATATTTGTTTCTTCCCCATATGCAAACGCAAACCCTGTCTCCATTCCAGATGCGGGATTTGAAGATAATACCTTTACTGGCTGGTCAAGAGGATCACAAACAGGAACCCTTGGGTCTTCAATTAATGGGAACGGTACTGGCGTAACAATCTTTAATGGTTCAAGAACTTTTACTCATGGCGCAAATGGGGCGATGGGAAGTCCAACACTTTCAAATGGCAGCCCAAATCCATACTATGCTCCTGCAGTCGCTGCTGGTAGCTGGACTTTTTCTCCAAAGGGTGGGACTTATGCTGTTGCCCTACAACCAAGAGGTCAGCAAACATTTGACCAAGCAACTAATGCCGTTGGTCTTTCTGGAGCAAATAATTCTGCAATCAGAACCATGCTTGCACAACAGGCTTCTGCTGCTGGTTTTGGTGCTGGCAATCCAACCGATGCTGCATGGATTACTCGTGAAGTTCAATTAACCGCAGGAATAGTTTACACAATGTCTTGGAACTACATGGCAACTGATTATGTTCCATTTAATGATGGCTCAATTACCTCACTTGTCCCTGTCACCGTTGCATCTACTCCAGTTATAACTGTAAATAATTTTGAACAATCATATGCACTTCTTGGTTTTACAAATCCAGGCACAGGAGACTATTCAACAAACTCCTACGGTGCTACTGGCTGGCAAGTGTCAACTTATGAAGTTTCTGTATCAGGAACATACAAACTTGGTTTTACATCATTTAACTTAGATGACCAAGGTTTATCGCCAGTGTTGATGGTTGATGATGAAATAGGCTCAACGCAGAAATGTGTTCAGGGTGGATCTTGCGAAACATTTGGCGGGGTTGAGCCAAATAACGAAACTGCTCCAACACTCCCCCCAACGACTACTACAGAAGCGACTACTACAACCACGACCACTACAACCACCACTACAACCACCACAACCACTACAACAACAGTTCCAAATACAACCACTACTACAACTACCACCACGACCACCAGTATTGCACCCTACTTTAATTCAATTCAAAATTTAACAGCTACAGCGAATGAAAATGGAAGTGTAACTCTAAATTGGGATGCACCGAATGCAAGCAATACACAGCCATACATGTACAACATTCTTTTTTATGATTTGAATAACGGGGTAGAGTCTGGCGGCTGGGGTGTCTGGACATATGGCGCAAACACTACTTACACAATCAACCCATCCTCACAGACTGGCTATGGCTCTGTACGATTTAAAATTCAAGCAGGTACATCTCCATGTGTGGGGGAAGGGGTTGGGAATTGCCTGTATGGTCCTCAAGAAGTTATTGACATAACAACATCTGAACCCGCTGCGTCTACAACCACCACCACCACAGTTTTTATAAATATACCAGAGCCCCCTGTCATTGTATATCCACCTATAAATACAACAGTGGAGCTCCCAGAGCCCTCTGAGCCCCTACCTGAGATTGAAACGGTAATTGAGGAACCAGCAATTACGGTACCTGAGTTTGAACCCATAGACTCAATTTTAGAAGAAGTTGAAGTGGACACCAGCCTGCCAGACTTTGAAATCATAGATACCGAAATTTCAGAACCTGAAATTGTGGACACTTTTATTCCAGAGTTTGAAGTTGTTATAACTGAAGAGGTATTAACGGAAGAGCAGGTTGGTCAAGTCATTGATGAGATTATGAACGCTTCTGTGGAAGATGTCATATATTTAATTGACACACTTTCTGTTGAGCAACTAGATCAGGTTTTTGAAGAAGTATCTGTGGAGCAGTTGACAGAAATCCTAGACAGCCTTTCGGCAGAAGAGGTTCTGGATGTTATTGAAAACATTGAATCAGTTGACGCACTAGAAAATGTCATTGACGCAATCAGTGAAGAGACAATTGATCCAGATACTGCGATTGCAGTTATTGAAAATGGAAACTTTGAAGAACTTCCTATTGAACAAATTGCGGAAGTATTCGCTGCAATTGAGCCAGATCAATTTACCGAAGAGCAGAAAACAGAATTAGCAACAGCGCTTACTGACGCTCCTGCTGAAATTAAGGAATCGTTTGAGGAAGAAGTTGACATCTATGGAGATGGGTTTGATGACTACATCCCAACAGGTTCATCTATTGATGTTGGAACCCGTAAATCAATCTTGGCTGCAACAGCCGCAGTAGCTGCAATAGCTGTTGGCTCTGCATCTACTGGAGGAAGCACTGGTGGTTCATCTGGTGGATCTGGTGGTTCGGGAGGGTCTGGTGGTTCTGGAAGCTCTGGAAGTTCTGGGGGAACCGAAGGTCGTTCTAGAAAAGAAGAAGAATCAGAAGGCGGGTTCTCTGGAGAAATTGCAGGTCCAGGAGAAGACGATGGTGAAGATTTTGCAAAAAATAGTATATACAAGTATTATACAAGGGAGGGTAAAGAAATGAAAAAGTTTAATTGGTTTGGTTTTAGCAAAAAGATGTGGGATATTACTGCTGGATTGGCATTTACCCTCGCAGGAAGCCTTGTTGTCTACATTACGCTTTCTGGGGTAACTCAGAGAATTGCTGGAATTGCAACGCTAACTGCTATTCTTGTGCATTATGTACATGAAATTCTAAAGAATGACGAATAAATAACTCTGAGATATAATAGGTATTGACCCGTTGGGGTAAGGAGGTGGTCTTTTGTCTACTTTGTTGAATGAATCAAATAAGAAAATGCTCTCGTCATGGGCGAGATCGTTTTTTGGAGCTGCTTTGGCTGTCTATATGACAGGCAATCATGACCCGAAAGCAATTGCTACAGCAGGTGTCGCTGCTATTGCACCAGTAATTATGCGTTGGTTGAATCCAAACGATTCGGCTTTTGGAAGAACCAAGTAGGTTAAGACAATGGCACAGATAAAGAATATTCTACTCAGAATACTCGCTACCTTCGCCGCAACTGGCTTAGGTGTTGTCGGTGCTGGATCAATCGCAGGTGTCCCGCTATGGAAAGCAATTTTCATGGCGGGCATTGCGGGTGTTGCGTATGTTGTTGAAGGTTTGTCACGAGCTTTCCTGGATGATGGTAAACTTAGTATTGAAGAAATCAATAGTGTTTTTTCTAAGATTGACAAAAAAGCAACTAAAGAATAAGGAGATTAAGTAATGGCTAAGAGAACAGAATGGGATTATATCGTTGAAGTAAAGATGCCTGTTGCGCTTAAAGGTGTTGAACCAGGTAAATTACATGCAAGTTTACTCAGGGATATTCCAGGCGGTGGAAAATTGTTTTACCTTGCGGCTGATGCATGGTTGGCAATGGTTGAGGCTGCAAAGGCTGATGGTGTTGAGCTTAAGCCCACGAGTAGCGGCGATCTATATCGTAGTTATGAGAGCCAAAAGGCTGGATTTCTTACTCGCTACACTCTTGAGAATACAGGAACTGGATCAACAAAAACTTTTGAAGGTAAGACTTGGTACTTGAAGAAAGGTATGGCGATGCTTGCCACACCTGGTAAGTCACAGCATAACCTCGGCTTGGCAGTTGATATTGCTAATGCAAGTGATAAGAAAAGAATTAATTGGTTGATTGCTAATGTTGAAAAGTTTGGGTGGAGTTGGGAAGTAGTTCCTTCAGAGCCTTGGCATATCCGTTATGTTTGTGGTGACGCAGTACCTCAAGCAGTAAAGGATTATGTTGCTCGTAATCCAAAGCCAGGCAGTCCATTTGGTTCAGTAACAGAGCAAAAAGCTGCTGCTGAAGCAAAGGCAGCAACCCCTGCTCCAAATAAAGTAGCTGCTGCATCTAAGCCAAACATTGTGAAAGATAATAAAGGCTCTGCCGTAAAGCAAGCGCAAACTCTTCTTGCAAAACATGGTTTTGCTTGCAAGCCAGATGGTGATTTTGGACCTAAAACACAAGAGCTTGTAAAGCAATTTCAAAAATCAAGAGGTCTTTCAGTTACAGGTGATGTTGATCAAGACACTTGGGCTGCGTTGCTGGCATAACCAATCTTTGATAATATCTTATAGGAGATATTATGGCTGCAACTAGAAATATTACTATTTATCAAGGCGATACTTATGCTCATGAGCTACGCATTAGAAATAGTGCTAATGCTAATGTAACTATTACATCTAGAACTTACTCTGGTCAGATTAGAAAGAAAAGAAACTCTGACACGGCTGCAGCGACATTTACATCTGAAATTACAAACGGTGCTAATGGCATTGTTGTTATGTCTTTGTCTGCTGCGGCTACAGCAAATATTGCTGCAGGGACATATGTTTATGATTTTCAAGAAACTAATGGCACCATTATCACCACACTGATTACTGGAACAGTAACAGTAACTGGTGAGGTAAGTAGGTAATGGCTGGGGACATCACAACCGTTCAGGTAACTAGTGGTGACATAACATCTCTATCTGTATCTACAGATGTCTCAAATATCACGGTTGCTTCTGAGATTACAGCAGTAACCGTACAAACGAATGATACAACAGTACTAACTCAATCCGCTGGAACTATAAATTTAGCATCACTTTCCTTTGCTACATCAGATCCAGCCGATGTCACTAGAACTGCAAGTGTTGGAGTAAGCAATTTAGCGGCTAGGGCAGATCATGTTCATAGTGCAGCAAATCTATTAATGGATGGAGGGAATTACTAATGGCGAATACGCTGAGAATTAAAAGAAGGGCGACTGGCAGTGCTGGCGCACCTACAAGTTTGGAGAATGCAGAATTAGCATTTAACGAAGTAGATAATATTCTTTACTACGGTAAGGGAACTGGTGGTGCAGGTGGAAGCGCTACTGCTGTGGAGGCTATTGGTGGTTATGGTGCTTATACAACACTTTCAACAGCACAAACAATCACTGGAGACAAGACTTTTTCTGGTGTTGTAATTGTTCCCACTCCTTCAGCCAATACGCATGCTGCTACAAAGGCATATGTTGACAGTTCACTTCCAACCCTGTCTGGTACTGAAAACCAAATTGTTTATAACGCTGGAACAATTTCTTTGGCAGCAAATGTCACAACACCAGGCAACCTGACTGTTACTGGAGACTTAACTGTTCAAGGCAATACAACAACTCTTAACACAGCAACACTCGTTGTTGAAGATAAGAATATTGTTCTTGCTAATGTTGAAACACCGACAGATACTACTGCTGATGGTGCTGGATTTACAATCAAAGGTGCAACAGATAAGACATTGAACTGGGTTGATGCTACTGACGCTTGGACATCTTCTGAGCACTTCAATATTGTTTCTGGTAAGTCATTCTACATTGGGGGCTCAGCAGTACTTTCAAATACAACTTTGGCTTCAAGTGTTGTTACATCAAGCCTTACATCTGTTGGTACAATCGCTACTGGTACATGGCAGGGAACTGCTGTTGGACTAGCTTACGGCGGTACTGGATCAACGACAGCCGCTGATGCAAGAACCGCACTAGGTCTTGCAATCGGTTCAAATGTTCAAGCCTACAGCGCTCAGCTCGCAGCACTTGCTGCGAACACTGCTACAATTGATGGTGGTACTTTCTAAACAAGAGGCTTAAATGGCTAATGTAATTAAATTAAAAAATTCGGGTACTGCTAATACTGCTCCTACATCTCTTGAGACTGGTGAGCTTGCTATTAACTATGCTGATGGAAAAATTTATTACAAGAACACAAGTAATGCAATTGTTGAGTTTAGTAGCTCTGGCGGTATAACCGTATCTCAAACACCACCAGTATCGCCATCAGAGGGTGACTTGTGGTTTGAATCTGATACTGGTAAAACATTTATTTATTACGATAGTTATTGGGTTGAAACATCTGGCGCTGATGGTTCTCAAGGTGCTACTGGTCTCACAGGTCCAGAGGGTGGTTCTACAACCCTAACAACAAAGGGAGATATCTTAGCAAGAAATTCTTCTGAGATAGTCCGTCTTCCAGTCGGGACTAATGGGAAGGTATTAACTGCGAACTCATCCACTGCGATTGGCTTAGAATGGGTAACACCAACAGTTTATGCAACAGTTGCAAATCTAAGTACATTGTCAAACACCGTAACAGACATTTCAGGTAATGCAAGTACTCTTTCAAATACTGTCACAACCCTGTCTGCCAATGTTAGTACTCTTTCAAATACAGTTACTTTAAAAGCCAACATTGCATCCCCAGCATTTACTGGAGTACCAACAGCCCCAACTGCCGCTAACACAGTAAATAATACACAGATCGCAACGACTGCTTATGTAAAAACCGTTATTGGGGATTTGATAAATTCAGCACCAGCAACACTAGACACTCTTGGTGAGATTGCAACATCGCTTGCAAATAACGAATCTCTGTCAACAACATTGACATCATCAATCGCTCTTAAAGCACCACTTGCGGATCCTACCTTCACAGGAACTGTTTCAGGTATTACAAAATCAATGGTTGGTCTTGGAAGTGTTGATAATACAACAGACCTTGGAAAGCCAATCTCAAACGCTACACAGACAGCACTTGATCTAAAAGCCCCTCTTGCAAATGCTACATTCACGGGAACAATTGTTCTTCCAGAAACAACATCAATTGCTAATGTTACATCAACAGAGATTGGATATTTAGACGGGGTTACATCGTCAATACAATCACAACTTGATGCTAAAGAAAAGCTTATTCCGTATTCCAATACTGCCCCAGTATCTCCAACAGAAGGTGATCTCTGGGTTGATTCAACAGTGCCAACAATTAAGGCATATATTGGAAGTTCATGGGTTGCTCTTGGAGGTGTAGCTGACGATGATCAGCCAATTCTGGCAGCAAGAATATTCTCGTAATGAAAGCGGAAAGATTATTACCGTCAACATCTGTTTCAACTTGGTTGCCTAATAATCTCCCTACTTATTTACAATATGAAACTCTTAACTTCACATTAAGTGGAAATTTAATTGCAAGAGGAAACGGCACAGACCTTGTTTCAATATTTAAAATGTCAGGCGGGTTTGGTTGGGATAATCAAGCCTACTCATCTCAATCATTCACAGCGCCATGCACAATTGAGTTTAATAAAAACTCAAGCTATGTTGATACAACATTTAACTACGCAATGATTGGATGGAATGAAGATCCAACAACAAATGCTAGTTATGCAAGTATTGACCATGCATCATACCCTTATAGACAAAGTAATTATGGTATGTACAATAACGGAGCTGGCAATGAAAGCTTGGCTGTGTGGTCTCCTTTAAGTAAATTTTATATTGTATATACAGCAGATGGTTTTAACAAGCATTACAATGGCGCAACGCTTCTTTATAGTGCGGCGTATGCTGCTGGTAAAACTGTGTATGTTGATAGTTCATTTTATTCAAACTCTGCAAACACAGGTGGATTCACAAATATTCGGGTAATTAAAAAAGCCTGGAATGGAACATCTTATTAATGGATATACGAAAATTAAACCCTAGTAAAACAGTATCTAGATATACGGGCTTTAGACCAGTAATAGCAACTGGTGGAGTTGAATCAACAATTACTGTTGGCAGTATTCAATACCGTGTTCACGCATTTACAACTGTTGGTTCATCATCTATCACAATTCACGATCCTGGTTCAGATGGATATGTTGAATACCTTGTTGTTGCTGGCGGTGGGGGCGGTGGAATGGATATGGGTGGAGGCGGTGGGGGCGGTGGAGTTCTCACTGGCATATATCCTGTTAAAGGACCAGAGGTTATATCGCTTTCTGTTGGTAGAGGTGGGTTTGGTGGTCCAGCAGGTAATGGTGGATACAGGACAGATGGTACTGCAGGACCACAGCCATCAGTTCATCAATTTACTATTTCTGCAACAAGCGGTAATAATTCTACATTTGGAACATTAACCGCAATTGGTGGTGGTTATGGTGGAAGTTCATATTATGGATACACACCAAATAATGGCAATGGAGTTACTGGCGGTTCTGGTGGTGGTCATAGTGGATACAGCGATACCAATGTCAGAGCACCAGTTGTAGGAACTTCTGGTCAAGGAAGTCGTGGTGGGCAAGGTGGTGGTCAATACTATTCTGGTGGAGGTGGTGGTGCAGGCGGTCCAGGTGCTGACTCAACAAATCAACCAAATGGTGGTCCTGGAAAATTTTCTTCAATCCTTGGTGTTGATTTATATTGGGGCGGTGGAGGTGGTGGAGCTGCTTATTCTGCTGGCAGCGGTGGTAACGGAGGCATTGGTGGTGGAGGCGGTGGGGCAGTAGGTTCTAACTCTGGCGGTGCTGGTTATAATAATGGATATAGCGGATACGGTGGTAGTAACAATGCACAAACTAATACCAGAGGCGGTGATGCTGGCTCAAATACTGGTGGTGGAGGTGGTGGAGGTTCCCACTATAACAATACCAATAAAGGTGGTGAAGGTGGATCTGGAATTGTTGTCGTAAGGTATCCTCTTCAGAAACCACCAGCATACGGAACGCAATCTAATCCAGCAACATCACCAATGTTTTTGCAAAACCTTGGTTATCCAGCAGGAAATTATTGGTTTAGAGATGGCGCAATGACATCGGCAGTTGAATTGTATTATTCACCAAATTATATTGAATCAAAACCTTGGGTAAGAGTTTTTTCAAGTCCATACAACGGAACCGCAACAGTAAATAGATTGGGTTTGGATATTCCATATCAGGGGTTGCTTGTTCAAAGAGATACTTTGGATATACGACATACTGGTTATTTTGCTGGATACGAGAGATACAACACAACAAACTTTACAAACATTTATACAACATCTGGAACAAGAACTGGGTATAGGATATTTCTTGGATATGCAGGTGGTCATGGATTCTTTAACAATGTGCAGCAGTCATGCAACTGGGGAAACTCGGATGGGGCTGTAGGTGCTGGTTGGAACGGATCAACTTGCGGTTCATTCCCGAATGGTCTAATATGGGGTACAGGACAAGCTGGGACAGCAACTTACACAAACCTGTCTGGAACATGGGAGCATTGGGTATACTGGGCATGATAATTTGGGAAAACTTACAAGATCTCACAGAAGAGAAAAAAGAATGTATTCGCATATGCGAGCAGTGTGAATATCTTGGAGAAAATAAAAATTGCACCGAACATGAATGTAACTGTTTTGTTACATCTATTGTTATTGAGGGTTTAAATTGCCCTCATAATAAGTGGTAAAAAAGCTCTAAATGGATTATAATTGATATAGACTATGGCAACCTTTTCTAAACGACTCTTATCTGGCTCAACAGATGGTAAGCAAATTGTAATTGCTAATACCGCAACTGCTGGTACATTGATTCATACTTGCGTTTCTGGGACATCATCATTAGATGAAATTTGGATTTATGCCGTTAACTCATCAACAAGTGCAGTTAAACTAACCATTGAATACGGTGGAACAACTGCTAACACAGATCATATTGAATCAACCATTCCTGCTGAGGCTGGATTAACACTAGTTGTCCCAGGGCTTCCTATGAACAACTCTCTTGTTATTAGAGGGTTTGCTGGAACAGCAAATGTTATTAACATTTCTGGCTATGTTAATAGAATTGTTTAAAAATTCGTAAAAAAGTTCTTTATAATCTATAATGGATACTAACTATGGCTGCTATCAATTTTCCCTCCAATCCAGCTACTGACGATACGCATTCTGCTAACGGAAAGACTTGGGTTTGGGATGGGGAAAAATGGATTCTTAATACGCAAAATGTCACTAATAAAATAAATGATTTAGAAGTGTCATTAGCAATGCAGACTTTTTAAAGGCTGAAAAACAGTAATACTGTTATAATTGTATTATGGATGATGTAAAGATTGAAACAAGCAAAACACTAACTTTAACGCTTCCAAGCGACCCTACATCTAATGTGGTGTCAGTTAGTTTATACCATGAATTTGGATCACTTGTTTCTGGTCCAACAAACGCAACAAGATCAAGTGCTGGAGTTTATACTATCACCTATGGTCAAGCAGCTTCTGGTATCTATGTGCTAAATGCTGCGGGAAGATATCGTGCTGATTTTACATATACGATAAGTGCGACATCATACACACAGTCACAATACTTTAATGTCTATACGCCATACATTGATATTGACACCTTCTTTGAAGACCATCCAGAGCTTGAAACCGATTGGTATGACAAGTTTGAAAAGATGGAGAAAAAGGTAAGGAATATTATTAATACCTACTGTGGTCAATCCTTTGAATACTATCCTAATAAATATCTTGAGGTCATGGGTTCTGGGAAGAATACACTTCATATCCCAAACCCAATCACTACGCTAAGGAAAGTCACATCCGACCCAGGAACAAATGATGAAACGGTTCTGCACGACTACTCCGATGCAACTTTAAATCACATTGAGAAAATCAGAGAGCCTCACAGCTTCGGTAGTTCCTACTACCTGCAATTTAGAAAATCTGTTCTGGATAGCGTGAATGTTCTTTTGCTTGTAAATAGATTTGATAAGCAAAGTATTTACAGAGTTGAGGGTGATTTTGGTTGGCAATTTGTTCCGAACAATATTGAGCAGGCAGCGGATCTTTTGCTGGTTGACATGATGAATGACGATTCTGAATTCAGAAGGCATGGAATTCAAAGAGTTGAAATGGATACAATTAGATATGAAATCAATACCACAAACTTCTTTGAGACAACGGGCAACATTGATGCAGATGTCCTTCTTATGGACTACACGCTGTTTGTAATGGACTATGTGGTTTAAATGTCTAACGGTGTTTTTATAAACCTTCCGCACAAAATGGATGTCTACACTAAGACAACATCTGTTAATGCTGCTGGGCAACAAACAACATCATACACAATGTCGGGAACAATTAAAGCCCTGTATCAGTCAATGTCTTCTGAAAGAAGAACATATCCGTATGTTGCAAATATTGACGAGGTTGAATTTTTTATTTCACACAAAGATGCTCAGTATGCAAACTATAGCAATAAAATTCAAAATGTAGTTGACCGCTACGGTAATTCAATAGTTGATTATCCAGTAGAGATTGTAAACATTGATAAAAGAACTGGTTATAACGGTAAGGTTAGAATGATTCTTTTAACCTGTAGGAAGATTACGGAAAATGCTTAGTATTCGGGTTAACAAGTCAGCTTTGATTCAAACAGAGATGGCTGCTATTTACTATTCAGTCCTACCAGTCCGAGTTCAGCATGCACAAGTGCAGGCAATGATGAGGTCAAAGCGTGACATGAAGATGGCAACAGCCGATCTAGGAAGGGCTGCAAAGTATTTACAATACGAAATCATTCCATTTGGTCCAACAGGCATGACTTTAAAAGTAAAACCATATCCAAAAGGGTCATTTAGAAAAGATGGTGGAAACATCCAGATCGGATCTGCAATTCTTTTAACTGGTAAAAAAGGTGGTGGTGTAATCAGAGGAAAAGGAAATGGGATTATGAAAGTAAGATCAGCCTCTGTTGCACAAGGCTATTCGGAGTTCTATAGAGCTGTTAGAAAAGTAGCGATTCCTTCAAAAAGAAAAGAAATTAGAGAGATTGCAAAACAAGTTATTATTAAAAACCTTAAACAAGAATTTATTAGACAAGGTTTTACCGCAAGAGGTGCTGGCGGGGTGGATGTGGTAAGGTAGTTTATGCCAATTAGCGTCTATTCTATAAACACTTACCTTAAGGCAGATACCACTCTGGCTAATATTGCTGGGAAAGTTATGAATTTTTTCCCAGTAATTGGTTACAGCACAGAAACAGCTCCTTTTGTAATTTACTATTACAATCCACATATCCCATCTGTTGAGTCATACTGGAACAGGTATGACGCAATTAGATACTCTATTTATGATTCGGATGTTGACAGGTTATTTCAAATCTCAGAAAGATTAATCAAGCTCCTTGGAGAAGGGGATCAGATTCAAGGGAATGTTGCCAGTTCAAGCGTAAGAGTTCTTAGCTCACAACTGGTATCAAGTTCTTTGTCAGAGCCTATTGAAAAAGAAGGTTGGTACCAAATGGACCTTGATTTCTCGCTGTTCTCAGTGAGCCTCTGATATATTTGTGGTATCATAAAAGTATATGAAGTATAATGTAATTACATACATCGGCAAGACCCCAGGGTTTTCCGTGAAACTAGGTAAAGAGGTTTATGAGTTTGAGTGGCAAAAAGGCGTAGGAATAGGTCGCCGCTCAGATGAAATAAAATTAGATCACGCCGTAAAGATTTCTAAATGGCGAGATCGCAAGGGCAAGAAAATATTTGTCCTTGAATAACAGGAGGATAGTAAAATGGCAGTAACAACTTCCAATATCGTAGTTGGTGAAGCAACAGTAAAAACTGGTGTTTCCAACATCACGATGACAAACTCAGATTTTGATAGCTTGACAGATGTGGGCGCAACCCAAGGTGGTCTTGAAATTTCGTGGGAACCAGACATGGTTGACATTGAAATTGACCAGTACGGTGACGCAGCAAAGGTCATTCAGTCAAAGGTGAAAGTAATGGTTAAGACAACCCTCGCAGAAGGAACTCTTAACAACCTTGCAACAGCATGGAGCTACGACAATACAACTGGTGGAGATGACATCAAAGCAAACAATGATGGCGCAAACACCAAGACCTTGTTGTTCGGTTCACAGAGCGTGTACCCATTTGAGTACGCACTCCAGGTAACTGGATATGCCCCAGGTTCAACAGCATCAGTGACAAAGACACGCAAGTTTAACACTAAGCGAGCAGTGTCAATGACCACTTCAATGCTATCAATGAAGAGAGCAGAAGCTTCAGTTTTTGAAGTTTCGTTCCGTGTTCTTCCAGTAGTCGGTGACACTGGTTACGAATATGGCAAGATCATTGACCAAATCTAATTAAAACCAAAAGTTTGTACTAAGCGAAAACTCCTGAGAGTCGGTATGATATACTGAAACTTGGGAGTTTTTGCATTATTCCCATTATTATAAAACAAGGAGCACATAAAAAATGGCAACAAATACTGATCTGTTTAAGGGTACTGAGATTACATTTTCTGATGGAAAGAAGAGAATTGTAAAGCCTTTGACAATTAAGCACCTTCGTGAATTCATGAAGGTTGCAAACGATATGAAGTCCAATGACGAAGCTGGAATGACTGATGAGGACATTGATAAGATGATCGCAGCAGCCTCAATCGCACTGAGAAAGGCTGATCCAGAGTTGGCTGCAAATCGTGATTTGCTTGAAGACATTCTTGACCTTAGAACATTTGGTGAAGTAATGGCTGCAGCAATGGGTAACGACCCAAACCAATAAACGGGGATGGCGAGGGTGGTGAACCCTTGTCATGGAATGAGATTCCCCTTCTCAAATATGAATCAGAAATATTTGTACAGGTCGGTGCATGGAAAAATCTAGAGGAATTAGAAGAATCTCTAATCCTTCATGAGATGTTTCTATTGTACCGAGCTTGTACTAATGAATTCAGTAAGAATATCAAAGCGCTCGCCTTGGCTCAAGGCGCTGATGTTGACTTTGAAGATGACTGGTACTCGCCAGAAGATAGAGTGCCAGATGAGCCAATGAGACCATTTGAAGTAATGAACTTCGGCATTCCATTGGGATATCAAGCAGATTAATGATTGCTGATTATCTAAAAAAATGGGATAATATTTGTTGGTACAAACATGTCTGATGTTGATCTAATAATTAATGTACATACTAATGGCGTTAAGGATATTACTAACCTTAGCGCCGCTACTAGAGCCTTAGCCCTCAATCTAAGGGGTATTACGGTACCAATGAGCAAGCTTGATGCTCACAGCCGAGCTGTGAACAAAGCTCTTGGAATGACAAACAGAAGCATGAATGATCATGCGAAGACTGCCAAGCAGATGATTGCAAATCAGAAGGCTCTTGGCGCAGAGACTAAGCGTGTTCAATCAAACATCAAGTCATACGCTATGGCTATTCAATCAGCTGGTGGTACAACCACAGCGTTTGGTAGAGAACTAATTCAAAGCAGGAATGAATTAAAGCAATTTAATTCAACCCTAAGAGGTTTGCGAATTAGAGCATTTGGTTCAGACCTTAGTTCAATATCACTAAAGCTACAACGAATTGGTAAAGACGCACAGTTCGTTGGTAGAAGCTTGATGATTAACCTCACAGCTCCAATCCTTCTATTTGCAAGAATGGGCTTCCAGAGCTTGTTGAAGGTTGATGAGCAATTTGTAAGATTGACAAAGGTTCTTGAAGGCGTTGCTATGACAACGGATCAAGCAAACTCAAAGCTTAAAGATTATCTTGGTCCAGACAAGGAGAAAAGAGTCAAGCAAATGACCGACTCCTTTAGAGAGCTAAATACTGCTTTGACCGAGCAAAGCGCAAGATTTGGTGTCGCAAAAGATTTAGTAGTTAGCCTGGCTGTTGATTTTGCAGAACTTGGTGTTACTGCAAATGAAAATATTGTAGCACTTACTGAATTAGCATTAGCTGCAGAAAAATTGGGAGGAATGGATGCATCTGGTGCACAAGATCTATCCTCGGCTTTGTTCTTTAATGCAACGAGAGCATACGAGGTTGCTGGCGCATTTGATGAAGTAACATCAGCCGCTGATCGTGAATCTAAAGCTATAGCGTCAGCAACAGTTCAGCTCAATATGTTCAACACAATTGAAAATGTCACCGCACTTTCGTTGAAAGACCTTGCTGATTCATTGCCTGAACTTGGTGGTATGGCTTTGAGCTTCGGTCTGTCAATGACAGAAGCAGCAGCTTTGCTTGCACCAATGAAGGCTGCTGGTTTTGATATTGGTGCTTCTGCAAACTCAATTAAAGTTTCTCTTCAGAGAGCAATTGTACCTACTAAGCAAAATGTTGAACTACTAGCAAAACTTTCTAAGCAATATGGTGTTACTGGCAAATCTGGTAACGCATTTAGCGAATCAACAAAGACTGGTCTAACAGGACTTCAGGCTATTGTTGATATTTTTGGAAAAGTTGTTGAAGGTGGAAAAAACACTGAAGCTGGACTGAAACTGATGTCTGAAATATTTGAAAAGCGTCAGGGTCCAAGAATGTATGTTGCTATTGAACAATTGAATCAGTTTGATGCTGCTTTGAAAAATGTTAATGCTAATCAATCACCAGAAAGATTAATGGCAGGTGTTGCTGAAGGATCCATCAGAGCCTTTAATAAACTCAACGGTACAGCACTTCCAGAAACAATAAGTCAGTTTAGTGATATTGGTGTTATCGCAAGAATTGCTACTGCTGAAGTTGGAGCATTGGTTGATGGGTTTAAAGGCAAAGGTGCAGGCGGTGGTATTACAGCAGCAGAAAAGAAAGGTGCTATGGAGGCACGAGATGCTGTAGCTAAGCTGATTAAAGAGAAGAAGTTGAATGAAGACATTGACTTAATCAGCCAGGTAAAAACACAGGCTGGTCGTGCAATGCTTGTTGAGCTCGCAGGTGCATCTGGTGCTGCTGATGTAGCAAACATGGAATTAGAGCAGTCATTGAAATCTCTTTCGGTTGCTACGCAGAGAATTAAGATTGCATTTAAAAACTTTGCTGCAGATGTACTTAGAAATGTAACTCCATCATTAAAGAAACTGTCTGATACGATCAACAATCTTTATCTAAAATGGCAAGCACTAAGTGACACAACAAGAGAAAGAATATCCAAATTAATTCTTGGCTTCCTCGGTTTCTTAGCAGTAATGGCACCAGTAATTCTTGCATTAGGAACAATGCAATCATCTATCGGTGTGCTTGGAAGAGCAGCTACATTCTTCTTACCGAAGTTAAAGAATTTTGAAGGTGGTCTTGTAGGAATTGCTGGTGGAGCAAAGAAAGCAACCACGGCAATGACAGATATGTATAACAGTTTCCTTGGCAAGAAACAACCACTTTCTATGCTTCCAAGTTTTGCACCTGCTGGCGGTACAGCATCATCAATGATTGGTATGCCAACAAGAGTTGGTCGCAACATCACACTCCCTGGCAATATTGCTCCAACCCCAACACCATTAACTGGACTTACAGGCGCTGCTAGAACAAGTGCCATCAATGCAAACAGAGCAGCGAGGCTTTCTCATGCAGCAACAGGAAGACTGGGTGTAGATCAGTATCTTAGAAATGAAGCAAGTATGCTTTCTGCTAATAATATGCGACTTAATGCTCGTGGTCGTGTAATTGGTCCAAGGGGTGGTTTTGTTGGTGGTAACATTCTTGGAAAAATTTCTGAAGCATCAGTGTTAAGAGAGTCCATGCTCACAGATGCTGGAATATCAAGAACTGGTGCTGGTGGAGCAAGGCTTGCTACAAAGAGAGGTCTTGTAGATATTACTGAAGATAGAGCATTAAGAATTGCTCGTGGTGGTATTGGTGGTGCAATAGCAAGAAGAACAGCGGCGCTTCCTGGTTTGGCTGATTCATTTACTTCAGCTACTGGCGTAACAGGAAGAGGTTTTGCAAGAGGAATGCTACCTACCCGTGGAGGGATTGCAACTGGTGCAGGAAATATTAGAGGTCTAGCGTCAGCTGCATTTAACGCTGGTCCAGTAGCCGCTTATACAAAGTCGGTACAAGGCGCTAAAGCCGCAGTTCAAGCAATGCAGATTCAACAGATGGCTGGTGGTGGTGGTACTGGTGTAATCAGAACAATGACAACCGCAATGACTGGCTTCATGAAGGCTACAAAGCTTGGAACAATTGCTCTTAAGCTAATGAAGGTTGCTCTCATATCAACTGGTATCGGTGCAATCATGCTTGGTATCGGAGTTGCTGTTTATATCATTGTTAAAAACTTTAGTGCTTTTAAAGATAAAGCTTCTGGTGCGATATTAAGAGTTAAGAATGCATGGGCAATATTTAAAGAAGCCATTCTGTTACTGATCCAACCGTTTGTGGATTTGTTTTCAATAATCGGTGGTGGTTCTAAGAAAGGTGGAGATGCTGTTGGCGGTCTTTCAAAAGCATTTGAAGTAGTTGGAAAAGTATTACAAAAGGTAGCTTCTTGGTTTAAGATGCTGGTTGAAAACTTTATTCAGCCATATCTGTACATGATTATTGATATCGTAATGTTTGTTGTTTCAATATTCCAAGGCAACTGGGGTAAAGCTTTTGATTACCTTGTTGCCGCTACCTCTGGTGCAGTAAAGATTGTTATTAAGTTAATTGCCGCTTTGCTAAAGGGAATGGTGTGGATCACCGCTGGTGGAATTAAGTTGATAATCGGATACTTTACACTAATTCCAAAAGCTGTTGCTAAAGTGTTTAGTTTCCTTGAAAGAATTCCAGGTGTTGGTGGAATATTTGGATGGATTGGTGACAGTATCAATTTCGTTATTGACGGTCTTTATGGATTGGTTGATGCGGGTAAAAATGCTGCTAGTGGTGCCATTGATGCAGTAGCTAACGCAGCAACTGGACTGCTAGATAAGGGTGTATCTAAGGGTATCAGCTCAGCCGAGGGTAAAATCAGTAATGATACAAAGATTAAAGACGCAGCAGAAGAAACTGGTGAAGAAGCTGGCGAAATCATGGGTAACTCCTTTGGTGATGGCTTTGAAGAGTCTGACGCTACTGGAAAAATTGCAAAAGCCATTGAGGAGGGCATTGTTGATGCCATTCAGAAACTTCAAGATTATGTTGCTGGAGAGATGGCAGATGCATTAACTAAGTTTGTAGATGCATCCGTTAAGGCTCTTGAAAAGCAAAAAACATCTGCTCTAAAAGTATTTGATGTCCAAATCAAAACACTTGGTAAGCTTGAAAAGGCAGAAGAATCACTTACCAAGAAGAAAGAATACGAAAACAATAGAAGAAAGATTATTGACAACCAAGCTCTTAGTAATGAGCAGTTCCGTAGAAACTACGCATTGGCTGTTTATGAAGGTCGTGTTGATGACGCAAGAATGCTACAGCTTCAGCAGAGCGCTGATGAAAAAGGATTTAGTAGTGACCTTTTAACAATTGAGCAAGAAAGGTCAAAGGATCTCGCAAAAGAAAACCTTGATGCTCTCAAGGAAGCTATTAACGAAGCAAAAGATGCGGCTTCATTATTCTTTGAGGAATCAATTGCTAAGTTCCAAGAGTCTGCTGCTCTAATTACAAAGATTGCACCAGTTACTGTTGAGCAGTACACGGCGCAACTACAAGAACTTCAAACATTAACAGAAACAAACGCTACCAATATGAATACAACATTTGGTACGATGTTTGAAAGTTTTGCAACCACAATTGCAGACAAGATGCCAAACAAGGTTATTGGACCATTTGCAACAAATCTTGACGAACTTGTATTAGTAGCAAAAGAAAAATTTGGTCTTGGATCTGATAAGAGTGAAAACACTGTAATTGGTATTACTATCGGAATGCTCGCTGGAATGGGAGTACAGTTCGGTGAAGGAAAGCAGTTAGTAATTGATTCGTTCGGTGTAATAACATCTGGTCTCGCTCAGAACTTTACGGATATGAAGACCAAGTTCTTAGATGAGGTTAAGAACGATTTCATTACAAACTTTAAGAAGGCACTGGATGAAGCAGAGCCAACAAAGGTTTTCAATCAAGCAATCATTGATGGAAACCTAAGCATCCTTAGAAGCTTCCAGAACATGGTGGATCTAAACCCAGCACTGATGGAGAAGCTAAGAAAGAGTCTTGATCCAGCAATTAATAAATACCTTGAACTAAAAGCAGCCGCAGATGCAGCAAAAGATGCAGCAGCAGGCGCTGCAGATGCAGCAGCGGGTGGACCAGGTGGTGGAACTCCAGGTAGCAGCACTCCTCTTAATCCTACAGGTACATATGCTGGAACGGGTAGGGCAGATGCTTTTGCAAGAAATAATGAACTTAGAGCCGCCAGAAATTTAAGAGCGCTTACATATCAAGAATTTATTGGAAATTACAAGGGCTTCAAGAAGGGTGGAATAATTCCATCAAGAGCGCAAAATCAAAATCAAGGGTATCCAGAGGGCTTCATCCCAGCGCCAACACAAGAAGGTGTACCAACACTTCTTCATGGTGGAGAATACATTCTTAATGCGAAGGCGGTTTCAAGAATCGGTGTAGGTGCTTTGAATAAGATGAATAATAACCTTATTCCAAAATTCATTAAGGGTGGTCAAGTTCCAGGTGGAAAGAAAGGTACAGCTTCAAACACAAGAGGGTCTGCAGATAGGGTAGAGCAGCAAATTAAAAAAGTTGCAGATGAACCGTTTAATTGGAAAAAAGAAAAAGGTCTAAATCTTGTTGAGAAAGCAATTTTTAAAGCAAGTGATTTTGCAATAGGCACTGGTAAGTTTGCTTATTCTGTGGCAGACTCTGTTAAACAACTTGGTGTTGTAGGTGGTGTAAGTTTATATAACGCAGCTGCTGGGCTTATTGAAACAGCTATACCTTCTAAGAGTCAAAATCCTCTTAATAATATCGCAAGAAGGCAAAATGATTTATTTTATGGAACTGGTGCTTCTATACCTCTTGTTCCTCGTAAATATGGTCAGCTAACAACTGTTGGTAAACCATATCAAACAGCAATGAATGAGCTAAATACTTATGAAAGAATGTCTGGAGAAAAAATACCAGGTTGGAAAAAAACAGCTTTTGCTCTAGCGGGTGATAAAGCAATTATGGACTCAATCGGCATTGGAACATTAGGTGGTGGAAGTTTTATAAACAGTGCGGTTAAAACAGGTATATCTCGTGCAGCAACTTCAAAAATAGGGGCATCTATTTTAACAGCAACTCTTGGTGAAGGAGGTGCTGCTGCGGTTTCTGGAGCACTAAGTTCATCTGCAAGTAAGGCTGGAGCTCATAGATTAACAACTGTTCTATCTAATAAAAACCTGTTAGGAAGAATACAGTCTTCTTATGCAAAAATGACTGGAGGGGCTAAGACACCAATAGCTCCAGAACTAATCGGTTTTAACAATCTATATGACCCAGCAGGGGCAATAAAACAAACATTTGGCAAAGCACCATCTACATTGATTGCTGATGTTTTGAATGGAAGAATGACAATGCCTCAAGGCGGCTTTAGTCCTAAATTTGGGTCAATTGGTTCTGGTAGCTTCATTGATACCACTATGGCTGGTAGTCCTAGTAGTTCTATTGATACTCTTATTGCTGCTTCTAATGCCCAGGTTCGCTCCTCAGTAGAACCTGAATTGGATTTCTCAAGCCTGGTTAAGATTGGTGAAAAGCAAGGATTTAACCCAGGAGGACTCTACGAAAACCCATCCAGCAAACTTCAGTATTATGTGAAACAGCCAACAAGTCAATACGCAACGACTCAAGAACTTATTGAAAACGAATTGCTTGCAAATGCTCTTTATAGAGAGCTAGGTGTTGCAACAACTAATTTGAAAACGATTATGACTGATAATGGTCCAGCACTCATTTCAGAAATCATTCCAAAAGCAACCAATCTAAACTCATTTGCTGATCAGTTATCATCGCCTGATTATATTAAATTGATCCAAAAAGATTTTGCAGTTGATGCATGGTTAGGTAACTACGATGTTATTGGTTGGGATACCCCTAATATTCTTAATTCAGAGTCTGGGGTTCCAGTAAGAATTGACGCTGGTGGTTCACTGAAGTTCACTGGAACTGGAAAACCTAAGATGTCAAATCCAGATACTCATACACAGTTTACCAACATTGTCGGTGAGCTTAAGAGCATGACAACAGATCCTCTCAATCATGGATCATATCTTAATGCATCCAAAGTTTTCGGCTCAATGTCTCCAGAGGATATGGCTGCTTCAGCGCAGAAATTGAAACTAATAACACCAGAAAGAATATCAGAGATTGCTCATTCAGTTATTCCACACAACAATACTGCATTAAACTATGCGACATCATTGATTCAAAGAAGACAATATATACTAGAACAATTGCTTGGCAATCGCTCAGCAGGCACAGTTCCTACTCCCTCAATTAGATTAACTGAAATGACTCAAGATCCATCAGATCCGTTCAGTTGGATTCCACTTGATGAAGTTCCAGGCATGGGTGCATCTGCTGCTTCTAGTGCAGTAGTTAAAAAACCAGGGATATTCAAGAGTGCGACATCATTAGTTCAAGATAAATATGCTTCCGCATATGACAGCTTTTATCAAAAATATCTTACAAGAACACAGAGAGGATATTATACCGCTTCAGAAGTTTTTGCTAACAGAGAAACCGCAGGTCTTCCTAAGTTACCTGTCTATGACATGTTTGGGAGTGAAGAAAAGTACTACAAATCAACATTTGATAAATATGGGAACCCAATCCTTCCAGGAAGACCTCTTGCAGATCCGCTAAATCCAGCTTTCTCCAAGAAGGCAAAACTTACAATACCAGATCTATTAGAGAAGATTAATTTTAGAAAACCAAATGTTGAATCAGAGATGATGGCTAAGATATTTAATGTTAGACAAAGACTTGATCTTGATGAATTTGCAAATGAAATAATGTTATCTTCAAATGAATTTCATGATCTTTTTGTTAACGCTGGAGTTGACCTAGCTTTCCCAAGCGGTGAGGGTATTGATAATATTCTCTCTCTGAGAAAAGCAAGTTTGTATGAATCACAGCTTGGATATATTGGCAAGTACACCAAGGCAATGCTCAGATTGAGATATCCTGAAAGTGTTATTTCTAATAATGATTTTGAAGATGCTATTGCAAGTTCAGTCGCAGCAATATTTAGCAAAAAAAGTTTGTTTGATCCAACATTTAAAAAACAATATCCAATGTTCTCTGTAAAAACAGGAAAAGGTTCTGGTGTAACTGATAAAACCAGCACTGGGTTTGCAACTCAAATAGCTATGAATCCAGGAATGTACACTCCAGAATCACCGATCATGGATGAGTTTAGAAAAACAATTACAAGAAATCAAGAGACTAAGTACTATACTCCAGAGTTTGTATTAGACGCTCTCACTAAGAAAAAGACAGGAATCCCTGGATTGACTAGCGCATTCCAGCCAGGTTCAACAGATCCTGAGTTGAACATGATGCAGGCTGCTTTGTTTGGCGGCACTGATGCTTCAAGAGAACTTAAAAAAGCTTTATTGCTAATGGTGACTGGACAGCTTGATCAAGACCCAAATATATTAAATACATTAACAACTCCATATTCACGCAGAAATCTAGCATTTGCATCCCTAAGATCAATATACCCAGAAACAATTTCACCAAATGGTGAATTGTATAAGGTTGCGACTGTGCTTGATATGATTGGAGAAGAAGCAAAATACAATTCAACATCTGGGACAGGTGAAGCATATGGTATGCTGGCTGGTTTCTTAATTGAAGATTTCAATACTTTCTTGGCAGAAAGAATGCGCAGACAAGCTTCTCTGGTTGTCCCAGACTTAGCAAGTAAATATCCTGGATTTGAACTTAATACAAAAACGCTTCTTGAATACACAAAGAGTACAAATCTTGGTGGTGTAAATGACATCTTAAAAGAATTCATGCCAAGTGAGTATGGAGATATCATCGGGCAGCTATGGAAACCAACCTCTAGCACTTTCTATGATCCAGAAAAGGGGCTATCAGTTGCTGGTAAAGAGCTAGGTATGAAGACTATGGATTATGTAATACCAGATATGTCAAAACCACTAGCCAGCCCTATAAAAATGTTTAATCCAGTATCTGTTCAGACGGGCACACCTCAGATGCAACCTTTAAATCTATCTCCTTTTACGGCTACTGATGAATGGGCAAAATCAGTTTCATACGCTGGGGGATCTTACGGTAGAGTAGCGTCAGTTCAGTACGCCGATGCTCTTGGTGGAATAAATGACATAAAGGATATACCATTTGATTTCCTAGCAGAAAAAGAATTAATTAATAATTTTGAAATTGATGCATGGAAAAAATTAATTCAAGATCAACAAACAAATAAAATTTTCCAAGCTTTGATGTTGTTTAGAATGGAAAGTCAAAAAGGAATACGCACAGGAAACTATTTTAAACTCCCTACATTTAACCAGATTGATGACATAAAGAAAACTGGCGCTTCCCTCCTTGAGACTCAGTTTAATGAAATTGCATCCACAACCTCAGGTTCTAGCTCTCTTCCGTTTAGAATGGCAAACGATAATCCTGGAATAATCCAATCAATTATGGAGATGATTGGGCTACCTAATCCAACAGGAAGATCAACAGCAAATACTGGAGATGTTATTGATATGACTGATATTTGGGATTTTGAAAACTTTAAATTCCCACTTGATGTTAAGACAAAAATAGAAAAAACAGATCTATATGATCAAGTAGTCGGCAATTTGACACCATCTGAAATTGGGATTCATAAAGGAGCCATTCCTGGTCTAAGTCAAATAAAACCACCAGCAAGCGTTGATGAAAACATTGGAACTGATTTAGCATCAAGTGCGCTCAAGCATATGACTTCGTTCGGTCCAGTTTCTGGATATCCATTGCTCAAAGGTGCTGCTTATAGCTTTAGCGCAGGTCGGCTGTATGTTGCAAGAGCCTATGATTTCTTGCTTCAATTGATTGAAGCCAAGAATAAAGGAGATATGACTAAGTTTAAAGAGCTTGTAACATATGATAGCCCTGGTCTTATTCAAAGATTTGATTTTGAGCAAATGTTTGCTTATCTTGGAAATAATACTAGTGGTAATCCAATCTTAAATAATATGAGTATGTTATTTGGCTATGATCCATCTTCTGGTATAAAAGAAGGAAATTTCCCTCTTTCAAATACTAATGTTTTATTAGGTGATCAAAATGGTGATTTTAGAACTTTAATGCGTCACATTTTTAAAGAACCAACAGGTGGTTATATTGTTAGAATGAAGAACGAGATACCAGATCCAGAAGGATGGCAAGGTACTGCTATGGTCTCTCAATTTCCAGATGTCATAGCTAGATGGCAAAAACCAATGGATACTGTTGATCTGCCTCCAGATCAAATGCAAGAGCTAAGATTAGTTCTTAATTCATTATTGAGCTCATCTGAATCATTACCTGCTCGTTCGTTGTCTGGAGCATATAATGCAATTTCATCAAATTATTCACAAGCTCTATCAGACGAATTAGACAGCAACGCTCTTCAGCAAATTAGAGATTCTGTTGAGAGATCAATGGCGATTAAAAGAGATTCAAATAATGAGCAGTACAAACTACTGTTGCATAAAAAATCTTTGGAATTCTTGCAAGAGGTTATGAGAAGTGTTGACCCAAGATTGAATTTTTATGGTGGAAAGCCAACAGACACTCTAATAGGGCAACTTCCTGGATATAAAGTTGGTGGCTATGTTCCTGGTTCACCTTCAATGCCAGTTCCTGCAATCCTTCATGGTGGTGAGTATGTTGTTAATGCAAATGCTGTAAGAAATATGGGTCTAGGAACAATGCAAAGAATTAATCAATCAAGATTTACAGCACCTTCTGGAGCACCAGCATACGCAGGTGGTGGTGGATCAACAAGTGTATCAACCGTCAATATTAATGTTGACACCTTTATCGGGGAAGAAGAATGGTTTAAGGGAATGATGAAGGATTACAATGTTAATGTACTCCCAAGACAACAAAAGGCAGCTGGTTTAGAATCAAGAACATTTACAAGTTATAATGGAATACAGGGCGGTTTCTAAATGGTAGCTACAATACAAAATCAACAATCTGGTATTACACATTTGGTAGTTATTAATGGGGAAGAAATTACCGAGCATGGTCGCCTATTCTCAAGCTCAATGGCAACATCTGCGTCAAATGTTGAATTATTAAACGGGAATAAAAAAAGGTTTATTAAGAACGCTAAGAATGTATACACCCTTTCTTTTCAGTATCTCCCAGACCATCCAGAAAGAACAATTGATGGTCGTAAGGCAAGAAACTATCTGCTATCAGTTGCCAAAACATCTTCATCTGCAAGTTTATCAATCACCTTAGATCCAGCAGAACCATCTTATAATACTGTTGTCTATGTTGAATCATACAGCGAAACACTAGTGAGAAGAGATATCCCCAACCAATGTGCCTACTACAATGTTGAGATTTCTCTTAAAGAGAAATAGAAAATGTCAGATAGTTTTTATTCATTTAGTGAACCACTTAATCGTGGTATAGATTTCTACCAAGCGGATGCTGCGGATGTCACTATTGATATCAACAGTAGTGTAACACTAACAGTATCTTCTTATCAGTTCAGATTTACAAATATTACGATTGCATCAAATTCTCAGCTCACATCAAATGCATACAAGATTGCATATGCAGCAGCAAATCTTGCTGTTGATGGCGCAACTGTTGTTATTGCAACAGAAAGACAGGATGGTGATGTTGTAATTTCAGCAGAAGTTCTTGTTGAAACAAATATTACAAAGATTGCTTATGCAAGTGCTTCACTCTCCGCTGATTCTAACTCTGTAGCAAGCGGAACAAAGATTTTAATCTCATCTTGCGTCTTGAGCTCCGACTCATCAGTGTCTGCATCTATGGTTAAAACATCATATAGCGCATCTCAAATAGCAATTCTTTCATCAATGGTTTCAAATGGAACAAGAATTGCTTTTGCTGTTGCAAACCTATCTGGTCAGGTAAATCTCACTACCGCTGGCAAGATATTCTTAGCAACAATAAGAATTAATATACTTAACAATCTGGATGTTCGTGCAGAGGCAATTAGGTTTGGAGCGAACATAACTGCAGATAGTTCGCTAATCAGGGCTCTATTAATGCTTGATGGAAAACCATTGACTAATCAAACAAGAACATTTGATTACTCTGTAACACCATTATTCGTTGAAAATATAAATTGGGCTGGTGATTCGTCTAGATACTATAAGAATAATGCAGCAAATTCTTCTGGCAAGAGAACATTTAATATTAAATGGAGCTTTATTCCAAACTATAGTAGCAAGACAGTGGACTATAGAGAGTCAAGAAATTACCTTAAGACAGTAGCTATGGACCCAGATGTTCATACATTAACAATTATTAATCAAGATGAGAACGGAGTTACTCCCTATACAGAAGAGAATGTTATGGTTTTTGTATCAACCTTTTCTGAAAATTTAATAAGAAGAGATCTTGTAGATGATGTATACTATTTTGATTGCTCTATGACGCTAGAGGAGGTGTAGATGCTAACATCTGGAATGTATGGAAAAGAGCTGTCTAGCTCTTTTAATACAGCAATAACATCTCCTGCTCAAAGAATTAAGCCAAAAATTATTATCAAATGGTTGGACAGTAGACATGTTGATAATTTGGTTATTACAACCAATGATGCTCCAGCAAGCAATGCCTATCCAGGCAGAGGTTTTTTCTTTCCTGCAAAAGAGGCTATGAACGGGATAAAAAGACAGTCCTTTACTTGGGCTGTTGCTGGTGCAAAAGATATTGATGGTAATGTCATTAGGGCAGATGGTTCATGGTATGCAATGCCATCACTCACATCGTCAGATATTTCAAATACACAGCTTGGAAGTAATCTTGAATTTGGGTGGTGGTCAAATAGTGTAAGTACAGCAAATGCTCACGCTACATACGATGGTTATCAGTTTGCTACAAATCCTTATGTTGAAGCTACTTTTACAACAAGAAAAGTTAATAAGGTAAGAATTGTAACATCAGAGTTCTATGGTCAGATTTCAACATACCTGCTACAGGTATTTGATGGTTCGCTAAATACATTATTAAGCGAAGTTGGAACAATCCCAGCGGGTTCGTATTATCAAGATCATATACTATCAACGGCACTATCGTCACAAAATGTTTCTAGAATTAGAGTAACCGTTTACACAACGGTAAATCCACAAGATTATGCTCGCATACAAGAGATTGTTCCTATTTATGAAACAGATATTAGTGATTATGTAATCTCATACTCAGTAAATAGAGCAAGAGATGTTCACTCAACAAGCTTACCAGTGGGCGGCTCTGAAATAGCATCAGTTGATCTCAATCTTGATAATACAACCAAAGTGTTTAACATATTCAGCAATAGCTCAACATATGGTCAATACATGGTTAAAGACCTTGAGGTTGAAATATACACGGGCTGGAGAATTAAGAAACCACCATCTGACAATATTGATGCATCTTATTTAACTACAACTTTGCAATCTAACATATCCAATGCAGATATGTCCTTCACTGTTTTGGACAGATCAGTGCTTCCTGCTGGTGGTGCTGGAGATAGCTTTATTGTAGTTTTGGATAAAGATACTCAATCAGAAGAAACGATTCTCTGTGCATCGGTTAATTCATCTAATGTTGTTACCATTCTGGAGAGAGGGTATGGCAACACGATTGCAAAATCACACACGGCTGGCTGTGAAGTTCGGTTTGATATTTATGAATATGTAAAAAATGGAACATTCTATGTTGACGAATGGTCATCTGGAACAGACATGTCTGTTAGTGCAAACCTTCAAGACTGGGGTAAGTTCTTATCAGAAAGAACAATCAGCTACGGTTTTTTTATGCAAAATGCTTATGTTGGAGATGCCATTGAGAACCTCTTAATGAGAGCAAACTTCCCAAGTGCAGATATTGTCAAACTAAATAACTATCGCAGGGGTGCAAAGAGCAGAGGTGCTGTTGCATCATTTTCTTTCAACGAGGAGTCTATTGATAGAAGCGGTAATAATATTGTGTCATCAACAGGTCTTCGTGCTCGTTTCTGGGCAATGCCAACTAATAAGAGAGATAGTAGCGTAAAAGATATTGTTGCGGATGCAATTGATAAGGAACTGAGCCCGCTAGATAAAGCGCTCGGAGAAAAGGCATTCTCGTCACCATCATACACCGCATTGTCAAAAAACATATCTTCATCTTCAGCATACGCAGTTGATTTATCAAACTTTTCATTCACTGCACTAGACTCAGCAGTTTATTCTGAATACTACAATGGTGTATTTGATGGATACTATATATCCCCAGCTTTTGGGTTAGAGCAATTAGTAGTAACGATCTCTTACGGTGGGGTAAGAATTTATCTTGATGACATGCTGATTCTCAATAAATTTAATCTAGCAACTGTGTCAACAAGGTATGCATCACAGATGATTAATTTTAAAGCTGGTGTTCCTAGAAAACTAAGAATTGAGTTTTACCACTCCTATAATAATGCTGGGTCTCCATCATTTGA